GTCATCGTGCATACTTGAATAAGGTGCAGGGCTACTTTGTATTGTTATTGCCATTTTTTATTTCTTTACCTATTTGTCTAATTTTAATTTGAATATCTTTACCTAGTGCTGCCTCCATAACTTCATAAAAGTTTTTGCCAAAGGTTTCTTTTTGTGCATTGTCAAAATAATGCGTTGACCTTATTCCCTTTCTGTGTATTGACCTAGCGACCATATAAGCCAATGACTTTTTACTATCTATTGCCTTAGTCTCCACCCCTAGTTTTTTATATGGTTTTACTGCAGTTACTTTCAATTTATTATAGCCAAGCCATTTTTGAGCAGCAGATATTGGAATAGCTTTTTTAGCAGGGTTAAATTTATAAGGTGTTTTATTATCTGCCTTAGTGTTTTTAGTTCCCTTTACACCTTTGTTTATAAAGTCCCAATACTTAGAAGCCGGTTCACTTTTAGGATAACCTAGTGATAATGTATAGCTAGTTCCGAACTTTGTTAAATCAATTCTAATATCATTGATAGCACCGGATGCAATTGAATTATTTTTGTTCAAATTCTTCTGTGCAGCCTTTATAAATTCACCACCAAAGTCTTTAAGCATCCTTTCAATAACAGGCATTTCTCCCTCTTTCATAGGTTGCTCACCTATTGTATTTATCAACCCTTCCCCTAAAGCTATTGCCTGTGCCTTGCTAATACTCATACTAATAAATAGGGCAAAGGTACAAAAATAACTAACCCCCACCTTTTTAGGGCAGGGGTCAGCAAATCAAAAAACACTATCTATCTAACCTTCTTTATTTGCTCTTTGTCATAATCATTCTTAGCTTTTAAGTATGAAAGTATATTTAAACATTCTATTGTGCTAAGTTCATACGCTTCCGTAACTGTGCAACTTTCGTACTCGGCAATAAGTTTGGTGGAATATTGCCATCCAAAGTAGTGCATAAATCTTGAACCACCTCTTTCGCTTTGTCCTGTGTCATCCCTGTTTGCATCATTTTGCTCACCATATAATCCTTTGAAACTTCTATCCAATTTCTGTATACTTGATAAAAAAAAACAAGCGAGTGATAAACATCTATAAATCTTGCAGTCAGCATATCCTCTGAATATTGTTCGTGCTTACTAGCATCATACTTTTGTTTAAACCAAATGCCCAATATCCTTTTCTGTGGGATGACCATTGTCGCTGCTAACTTGTGCAGGTTATTATATAAGTCCTCACTAAAGACTTTGCTTTCAATATACCTAGCAAATGGCATCTTGCTCACATCATAGTTTATCTTATACCTTTTGTTTTTGTTAATTGATATATACTTAACCGGCTTACCGGCAATCGGTTGTGTTAGAAATAAGATGCTTTTCTTTAGCTTATTAAATTGGGTTATTGTAAGGCTATCCACTTGTGCCTCTGTCATATCATTGACTATTGATACTAGCTTAGAATTGACTTCTATTTCAGTTAGGTATTTGTCCTTAGAATTATAGACATTGTATATCTGCTGATACTGCCAAACATTTATTTTCTCCCACATATGCTTTTGATTTTGCATAAAGATAATACAATTACATATATTAAACAAGCTATTGGAATACTAATGATAAAGAATTTTATGTACTTCATTGCTAATCGTTTATGAATTTATAGAATATCCATTTGGCTAACTCCCATATAATAATTGCTAATATTACTGTCATAGGTTATTCTTTATAAAAGTCCTCCTGAAATGATATTAATTCCCTAGTCATATTTTTAAGTTCCAATTCCTTTTCAGCTAATTGCTTTTCAAGTCTTTGTATCTTTTGAATAAGACCCTCTATTTCCATCTTATCTAATATGCCTTGTTTTAGTTCGTAGTTTGTCATAATAGTAGTTTTTAAAATATCCCTGCCCATCTAGGAAACTAACCAACATCCCGATTGTTTAATTTATTTGATTGTTTGTTGCAGGGATAGTATGTTTAATTATTTTGAATGTATGCAGTTGCTAAGATAGCTAGTATCATTATTACTACTGCCTCAAAGTTATATTGTTTCTGTTTCATAATATATGTGCGTTGGTCAGTCGCACCCCTGACTTTAATTAGTTATTCATTTCCTTTTACTACATCATTATTTAGCAGCCATAGACAATGTTTGATTGTTGCCTCGTGAATAGTTCCACATCCCATTGATTGACAGATATAACCTTCTTTAAGGCATATCCAGTAATCAGGTTTTCCATCTTCAATGTTTCCCATTTCGGAAAATGCATCAGATACTCTAATGTCTTTTTTTGCTTCTGCAAATGATTTTACTTTTTTAAACTTTTCCATAGTGTTTGTGTTTTTGGTTTGTTTGATAAATCAAAGATATATAAACTTATATACTACTTCCAAACATATTGCTAACTATTTTTAGACTTTGTGATGAACGGTAAATATCAGGGATGAACGGTAAATGAGCCGGTTATCAATCAAATACGGCTCAAAGTTGCACTATAAAGCAACTTCTTATGATTGATTAAACAAATGAGTATCTGCCGTTACCCCTCCTAATACTAAAGTTAGACCACGCTAAAGCCAATGCCATAACACAGTCATCGTGGAATCCACTAGGTGCAGAGTACTTCACCCCATTGGCAGTAAACTGATACTCAAAGACTTGTAACTCATTGGTGATTGCTCCCTCAGGGAAGCCTATCCTGCCCTGTTGGATGGCAGTAGCAAGACCCTCCATTAGCTGCTGCTTACTAGAACTCGTAAACTTCAACCCCTCAATGGCTATCCCCTCCCTTTGTAAGTCCTCTAGGATAGGGTCACCAACTCCGGTACTATCCACCAATATAGGGCATCTAGGCAGCCTCTTTATGTTTTCCTTAGTATTATGCCAATCCATTTGATACCTGTCAAAATAAGCCACGTTACCCCCATTATCAAGACCTATGATTACTGTGTGGTCAACCGACTTTGCAAGGTCAATACCAAATGCCACTATCGGCTGATTGCTCATAGGCTTTGTGCAATCCTGTATAAATTTGTTACCAAATGGGTTCGCACTATTCTCACTAGGGTTTGCCATATACTCTTGCTCAAACACTACATTCGGCAATTGCATCCTAGCTTCATCTATTTCCTGTGGGTCTATAAATGGATTGTCATAGCTAGTAAACTTAAACGAAGCCCAATCATTCTCACCGGCTTTCATAAACAGACTATAAAAATAGTTCTTACCTCGTGGGGTTGAAAGGAATATAGCCTTACCCTTGTAATCGGTCAGCGTAGGTCTAATACTATTTTGCCATCCGGATTCTAATTCAGGGATAAATGATGCTTCATCTATTATAACCAAATGAAACTTGCGACCTCTTAAGTTATCCAATCGTTCACCTGTAAAGAATTCCACCTGCCCACCATTTGGGAAATCTATTTTAAGGTCAGATTTGTTTTTAGGCAGTTCTAGGGATTCAGTTAGCTTTGCAAAGAAAACCTTAGCCAATCCATAAGTAGGGGTTATATAAGCCACAGAAAGCCCTTTAACTGCATAGGCTACTGAAAGTATCTGTGATAATTCTGATTTACCAAATCTACGACCACACATCACAACCCTAAAACGCTTGTCGCATTCTAGTATCTTCTGTTGGTTAATATGTGGGGTTGGCAGGAATATTTGCACTATAAAATAGTTTTACCATCTACAAAGATAACCTCAATTTTATTATCTGTTTTAATATCCATTTGTTCTTTTGGCTTACCATATACCCTAGTCAATAAAGTATCTAATGAATATAGGCTACCTTTTTGTAGGCTTTTATTCATAGCACCTGCAATAGTCTTTTCTAATATTGTTGCCTTTGGATTCTTATATACTGCATTTAATTCTTCCATATCCATTGACATCATAACCTGTATCGTATCATTTATCTCGCTTAGTTTATAACCCTGCTCTTTTAAAAGACTGACATACTTTCTAGGTCTGCCGTTTGGGTTTCTTATCTCACCCTTTTGTACAGGTATTAAATTTTGTTCGTTTGCCATATCTTCTTATTTACTTCTTTGTTATTACAAAGGTACTCCGTTCTTTTTGATTACTAATGTAGGGTCTAACTTTTTCATTCGGTCAACTATTACTTGGCAATACTTAGGGTCTAATTCCATAAGCCTTGCTTTTCTATTAAGTTGTTGGGCAGCTACCATTGTGCTACCACTCCCACCAAATACATCAAGAACTATATTATTTTCTTTACTGCTATTCTTTATAGCTCTTTCAGGCAATTCAACTGGCTTTTGTGTTGGGTGATATTCGTTTTTACTATCTTTCTTTAATTCCCATACACTTTTTTCATCACTTGCTCCAAACCATTGAGGGCTTTTCCCTTTCTTAAATGCATATATAAATGGTTCAAAGTTTGGAATATATTGAGCCATAAATGCACCTAATCCACTTTTTACTTTATACCAACACAATACTGCCCTAACTTCAAGATTAAGATTAGCAAAAGAATTAAATGTTTCTACTGACTTATTAGTACTATACCAAATATAAAAAGCACAATGCTCGTGTGAAAATATATCAGCATTCATTAAAGATTCATAAAAAAGGTCAGTTAGTTCTTGTCCTTGTAAAGTATCATTCTCTATTCCTGTTCTTTTCTTTTTGTTATGTCCACCTATATAACTAACTCCATAAGGGGGGTCAGTAAATACCATATCTGCTTTTTGACCATTCATTAGCTTTGCCACTTGGTCGCTATCTGTACTATCCCCACAAAGCAATCTGTGTTCGCCTATCTCAAATAAATCTCCTAATACAATATCGGTTTCAACTCCACCATCAGGAACGGCAAAGTCATCTTCTTCTGCCTCTAATACAGTTGCATCAAAGTTTGGTATATCTAATCCCCAATCAGTTAATTCTTCTGCTTCCCAATTATTTGCAAGGTCATCCCAATCCCATTCACCAAAGCCTACGTTATCTTTTACTATAAATTCCTTTTGCTTTTGCTCATCCCAATCTACTATTTGAATAGGTGCGTCTTTCCATCCGGCTTCTTTCATTGCCTTTAATCTCATATTGCCACCTAAGACAATCATATCCGTATTTACTACGATAGGTCTTACATTAGCCATTTCAGGAAAACCTTTAATGCTTTCTACTAATTTCTTAAACTTATCATCTTTGATAATTCTAGGGTTGTTAGGGTTTGATTTAATGTCGCTAATCTTAACGACCTTGACCTCGATAGTTGCGTTCTTTTCTGTCATTTTTATTATGTGATTTTTTTGCTTTACCGTTTTTCCTTTTGCCGAATGTTAATTTTGTTGAATCGTTTTTACCCTTTGCCATCTAATTTCTCTTTATGTTTATTTTTTAAATATTCCATATGTGTTTTAGTATCACCCATAACTGTATGACAGTATCTGCATAATGCCATAAGGTTTTCTATCTTGTCTGCCTCTTTGCTTCCCCCCATTCCTCTAGCCTCTATATGGTGAATGTCAACTGCTCTAGCACCACAAACCTCACACAAAATAACGCTATCTATACCATAACCAAAATAATCAAAATATATTTTTGTATGTTTTTTCAATGAATTTAAGATTTTTATAAACACCTTTTGTTTTTAATATTTTTGAAGCATACTTATAAGGAAATGAATAAAATTCACAAGCCTGTTTAATACTTTTGTATATCTGTTGATTATTAATATTAATTACACTACAATACATCCTACCTAATTTGCCATTGTTATTTGCGTGTTGAGAATTTTCATAAGGAGTTACCCATTCTAAATTACTAAAATGATTGTTTAACTTATTTAAATCTTTATGATTTACATATGGTTTATTATTTGGATTATCTATAAACAATTCAGCTACAATTCTGTGTACTCTTTTTCTATAATTTCTAGTTGGATTAGAAGATAAATAACCATCTTTAGTTAATTGATTATTTAGCAATTTATACTCTTGACATCTAGTGTCTTTATTTTTTCTTCTTATGCTTCCATAATTGCTACATTGATATTTACCTTGTAACTCAGGTATATCTTTCCATATTTCCATATAATAGATTTTAGTATGTTTCTTCATTAAACATTATAAAGTTCAATGATGCAAATATAAAACCAAAATTTAAACTTTTGTGTAAATTATTATCTTCGTCTACACTATAACCTAAAGAGATGCCTAATTGTATTGTATTAGTTAATATACCTAATGATACTCTAAAATTACCAAATTGTATAAACCATTCCATTAATTACCTATCAATTTATTATAAATAGCAAATCTTTTATTATTTATAGCGTCAAAGTTATATACCCTATCACAGTATTCAAATAGCTTCTGACCGTATTCAATCCTTGCTGCATCATCAAATGTCAAAAGTTTAATCCAATAGTACCAATCCTTTTGATTATTCACATAGCATACCGGCATATCTTTATAAGGATGTACGTTGCTAACAATAGCCGGATTTCTTTTAGATGCAGTTTCTAATACCTTTAAATTAGATTTCATTGCGTTGAACTTATTATCTACCAAAGGGATAACACTAATATCTGAATCAGCATAAGCACCCA